ATTGGTGAAGAGGTATCACAGCGGATTTTGATTCCGTTATCATAAGTTCGATTCTTATATCCCCTGCCATAGTAAAGCATATTAGTTGTCCTTGCAAGCAATTGCACTGAGAACTTGCGGAGCTCTACACATACAGCTCGCCTAGAAAGACGATACACAGATTGGAAACGATCTGCAAAGTTGCGATGGCTGCGTTAGACTGGCTCACTGGTATGCTTTACTATGGTTGCAAACAGCGTGGCATGTACTCATCGTTGCAAGTGAGGAGGGCTGGAATTCGCTGGGCTATCAACAGTAGCCGCCATAATTAAGTGCTATAAGGTATCGTGTATAGACGTATACACTATGCGGGTCCAACCGGCCGGGGACGGATCCTGATATAACTGCATCGGCTTTGGATGGGAAGCACCCAACTCCTAAATTGGCACATAGCACTTAATTATGGTACTGAAGGTTTGGCAGGAGCAGAGTCCAGTGGGAAGGACGACTAGGCAGCTTAGTATTAACGAAACCCGACCATCAATCGGAAATTAGTGAACGGTTGTTTATAGTAAACGGAGTAGCGGGAGAGGGTGATACCTTGATGTGTCTACACCGGCCAATTAATTATTGCTCAATAGCTCAGTTGGTAGAGCACCGGACTGTTAATCCGTTTGTCCCTGGTTCGAGCCCAGGTTGAGCAGCCAATCAAGGAGGTAGTATGTGGTCATATGTGTTTACATTTTTCGCAGTATTTTTCGTAGATATATTCTACACGTACTACTTAAAAACTGTAATTGAAAATAAAGCCTTGAAAGCTAGTTTTTGGGGTGCTGTTGTGTGGTTGATTGGTAGTGTAGCAGTTATTGAATATACTGCCAATCATTGGTTGTTGATTCCAGCATGTATAGGTGCCTTCTGTGGAACCTATGTAGGTATAAAGATTAGAAATAGAAAAAAGGTCTCATAGTATATCGGTTAGTACAATGGCCTGTCACGCCGTAGGGACGAGTTCGATTCTCGTTGAGACCGCCAACTAAATATTCGATTAATAACTACAAAGGTCAAGATGAAACGGATTGTTTTAATCTTAGCTCTCTTGATTTGTCAATCGAGTATAGCTGCAACACAATATGTGTACAATGTGACAAGAGAAGAAGTTGTTACAGAATATGCATCTGATTTAGTAAGACCAATTGCAAGTGTAACTAAGTTAATGACTGCTCTCATAGTCGTTACTGGAAGTGATTCTCTTATAGAGAAAGTTCCACACGGCCGTTCTAAAAGAACTAGAGAAGAGCTATTGTACTTGATGCTGGTAAAGAGTGACAATCAAGCAGCAGAATCACTAGCTAGAAGTTACCGTGGTGGTAGAGATAATTTTATTATCCAGATGAATCTAAAGGCATTTGAGCTTGGAATGGTCAATACATTCTTCGATGATCCATCTGGTTTGAGTAGAAAGAATCAAAGCACTGCAAAGGATTTAACTTTGTTGATTCGTCACGCTCATCTATTTAACAAGATGAGAGAGATATCGTCAACCGCTAGTTATACCGTTACAGAGTCGTCTAAGAAAAAGAAATATAGATCATCAACAGTTAATAACACCAATATTAACTTACTGAAAGACTATAAGGAAATTGAGATAAGTAAGACTGGATTTACTAATCCAGCTGGTAAGTGCCTTGCAATGTTTGTAAGTAAGCATGGAGAGGGCTTTGTTATCGTAATACTTGGTGAACATAATACCAAGTCTGTTCAGAAAGTATCAAGACACATTATTGATAGTCTGTAGCCCTTTTAGTTAAATGGTATAACAGTTGACTTGTAATCATCAATTGGCAGTTCGATTCTGTCAAGGGGCACCAACACTCACCCTTGCATACGGTGTATAATGTGACAAGTAGTATGCAACCTAATTCGGAGAAAACATGAGTCTATATGTCAAGTTAAAACTATTTCAAGTATTCAATCATGCCATGTTGGTGTTTGGTCTATACCATGTGTTCACAACTCAAGAGTGGGGTTGGTTATACATTAGTGGCATATTCTCATTACTTTTTGGGACGTTTGGTATAGGAATTGGATTTCATAGATTATTATCCCACCAATCTTATAAAACTAATAGGTTCTGGGAAGGGTTGTTATCAATCCTTGGTTTACATGCTACAATGGGATCATCAATAACATGGGTTGGCGTTCATCGACTTCACCATGCCAATTCTGATAAACAGCTAGACCCACATAGCCCTTATATAGGACGTGGTCCTGGAGAAGAGCTTAAATTTAGTTGGAAGTTGATTTTCAAAGGCTGGTTTAATTTTTGGAATATAGATCAGTTTTCACCAAAGTATGTCGTACACATGATTCGTGATCCATTCCATTTGTTCTTACATAAACACTACTACAAGATTTTATTATTTACAGTAGTCTCACTTGCAGCAATCGATCCTTTGCTAGCTGTGTTTGTATATTGTATTCCCGCATGCTTCACTCTTCACTCTGTATCATTCATTATTGTTGTGGCTCACTTGCATGGATATAGAACATATAATACAAGAGACGCATCAAGAAACTCTTGGATAGCAAGCATTGCAACATTAGGTGATGGGTGGCATAACAACCATCACAACAATCCAGGTAAATGGACAACACAAGAGAAGTGGTGGGAGCTAGATCCAATGGGATGGTTTATCCGATTAATCAAAAAGTAAATTATGAAAATTACATTGAACCGTAAACAGATTAAAACTCTTATTGAAGTATATAATCATTTTAGAGAGATAGATGAGTTCAAGCTCTCACTAGATGATGGTATAATTTACGTAGGTATGGATCTTGTTAACGCTAAACCACAGAAGGTAGTCAGGGTAGATAAGCACGGTAAGGAAGTTTAAATACCTGGCGTTAGTATAATGGATAATACAGGGGATTTCTACTCCCTTAATGTGGGTTCGATTCCTGCACGCCGGACCAGATTGGAGTTGATATGTCAGATGGTGGTAAAGGGTCTAAACAAAGACCTACAGACTTAGAAAAGTATGAGCAGAACTGGAATAATATCTTCGGTACTAAAAAGAAGACGGAGCAGGAAAAGTTCGATGAACAGGTCATAATGAAGGAAGAGTATTATGACCAAGATGAACAAGATTCAACGCGGGTGTAGCTCAGTTGGTAGAGCGTTAGCCTTCCAAGCTAAATGTCGCCAGTTCGAGCCTGGTCGCCCGCTCCAAATAGTTGTTGACCTTATTACTTGAACATAGTACAATTACCTTACCGTTAATTATTTGTGGAGTTTACATTATGAAGGGTTTTATTCTTGGTGTTATAGTTACGCTAGCAGTAATCTATCCTGACACCACTAAAGTAGTTTTTGGTAAAACTGTTGACTTTGTACATGGAGCGGTAGAAAATGCTACAAACTAATCCACTAACTACTGGTGGGTTTATCAGCAAGCAGTTTGACTATGTTGACTTTAACCCTAGTAACAAAAAGCATAGGGCTGCCTTTCTTGAGTTTAAACTCACAGGAAGATGGCCTGATAACTTACGATTCAATCTTGATCCATTGTATGTCTCTGTACCTACAATGATCAATCAAAAGCTATTAGATTATTATTTCCAACGTGATCGTAGTATCCCACAAGATTTAAAAGATAGTTATTTTAAAATTGCAACGACCTATCCTGTTAGCTACATGGCTAGTGAGAAGGTATTAATTGATGAGGTGATTGATGAATTACACAGCGATATCGGACAAAATCAAGTTACGACTGAAGGAAGCGAAAGCAGAATTCAAGGCATCTGATAACATATCCGATTTCATTAAAGAAGAAGAGCTTTCACAGTTAGTCGATGAGGTGAAGGGCAAGTTTCAAGGTGTATTAGAGTCTCTTGTTATCGATACAGAGAATGATCCTAACTCAATGGATACAGCTAAGCGTTTAGCTAAGATGTATGTTTATGAGTTGATGTCTGGTCGATATGATAAGAAACCAAAAGTGACTTCATTCCCTAATGAGGGTGAGGGTCGTTTTGAAGGTATGCTGGTTGTTCGTGCTGAGCTACGCTCTATGTGTAGCCATCACCATCAACCTGTTAAAGGTGTATGCTATATTGGCATCATTCCTACTGGCCGAGTGATTGGTCTATCAAAGTATGTTCGTCTTGCTCAGTGGTGTGCACGTCGTGGCCAGCTACAAGAGGAACTAGTCAACCAGATCGCTAAGGTGATCATGAAAGAAACAGATACAGAGAATGTTGCTGTATACATTGAAGCTACCCATGGATGTATGGATAACCGTGGTGTTATGGCTCACTCATCTTTAACTCAAACATCTGCTGTACATGGTCTATTCCATAACAGCAGTGTGAAGCAAGAGTTCTTCGATAATATTAAGATGCAATCATCGAAGTGCTAATGAACGATTTATCAACCCTCGCTAAGGAAGTGTGGAGTGCAAAAAGTCTTGAAGCTAAGAAGAGTGCAATGCTCGTCTTATTGGGGCAGCTTCAACACAAGCAGAAGATGCAGCAGTTCACAGAAGAGGTAGAGAATACTACCTCTTCAACACGTCTCGACTTCTTAGCAGCTAATCTTGTCTTGAGAGACGGTGACCCTGTAATTAAATGATTTTTAACATGAAACTAAGGAGAAGTAATACATGAATCAACATGAGAAACTATTGGGCTTTTTTAAATCTGGTAAAGAGATCACTGCTAAGCAAGCAGCTGGTTTATTTCAAGTAACCAACCTTGCAGCTCGTGTATCTGAGCTGCGTGCACAGGGTTATTCAATCTACACAAACAAACTGAAGAACGGTAAGACAGCATATCGTCTTGGTAAGCCTTCACGCCACATGGTAGCATTGGCCTACGCTGTAGTTGGTAACGATGCATTTACCCGACGTGCCTAATCGCTGTTGAACTTTGAACCCGCTGTCTAATAAACAGCGGGTTTTTATTATGAAAATATACTTTGTTGAATTTACACATAAGCAAACGCACAAGAAGTTCTATAAGTTTGGTATTACCAAGTATGGCGATGTAATGAAAAGATTTTCTAAAGAAGAAAGTGTTAAGTTTGGTAATGATGCAGATCAGTACGAAGATTTTAATATCAGAGTTATTGCCAGTGCATGGAATGACTTTGATAAAGTAGCAGAACAGGAAAAGATTCTGCTAGCTAGGTACCCAAAGAATATATGGGTAGAAGAGTACTTGGGTACACCGGATAAGAATTATAAGTTCTCTGGTGTTACAGAGTGTGTTAGTCTGACTAATGAGCAGATGATTGAAGCAAGAAAGTATATGTACAATCTTAGAAGGGAGTGGGGTAATGACCAAAACTAGTATATGGGTAACATTTCAGAAAGAAGGGATACACTGCTATCCAGCAGCGGCAACAGATCCTAAGTTAGCATCAGTATCATTCTTAGGTCACCCACACCGCCATATCTTTCACTTTCGTGTAGAGATGGAAGTGTTCCATGATGATCGTGACGTAGAATTTATTATGTTGAAGAGAGAGCTAGAAGGACTATATAATACAGGTACTCTTCAACTCAATAATATGTCATGTGAAATGATTGCAAGAGAGCTGTTAATATATCTAACACATACCTACCCTGATCGCGATCTAGTAATTGATATTAGCGAAGATAATGAAAATGGATGTAGATTAGTCCATGACCATGACCATTATAAAATGAAAGGTGATTCTAAATAATGACTGATTTCTGTCACATAGCCCCTATCCCACATCTGGAAATAGTAAAAGGAGCCAAGACTCACTTACTATTAGCTCACCTAGTTGAGTCCAGTCCCCAGTACGTTGATTTCTATCTTAAAGAAAAAGAACAAGGTAGTACAATCATTCTTGATAACTCTGCTTTTGAAATGTATAAGCAGAAGAAGCCGATGTATGATATCAACAAGTTAATTGGTATGGCTGAGAAGGTCAAAGCTGATTATGTTGTGATGTCAGATTACCCTAATGAATTCTCAACAAGAACTATTAATGCAGCTAAGGAGTTAGCTCCTCAGTTAAGAGACAAGGGCTTTGGTACGTTCTTTTGTCCACAATCAAAGATTGGAGATATAGATGACCTTCATGAGTGCTTTGACTGGGCTGCCCAATCAGACCTTGTGGATTATGTTGGCGTTTCTATTCTTGCTATACCTAATGCTTACGGAGTAGAGAAGAACAATAAACTACAACGTTTTGTTAGCCGATTTATGTTTATGCAAGAGTTACATACAGCTGGTACGTTGGATGTAATGAAATCGAACGGACAGAAGATCCATATGTTAGGTATGTTAGATGGTCCTGGTGAGATTCGCTTGATGACTCCTTTTAGAAAATATATCGACACATGGGATAGTAGTGCTGCTATCTGGTTGGGACTTCATGCTGGTGCTCACTTCGATCGTTCTCCTACTGGCTTATTGAATGGAAAGTATGAAGAAGAGGTTGATTTTAGTTACGAGAATAAAGGAAATGTGTTGACTGCAGTGATTAACAAGAGTATAATCAACAACTATATTTCAATGTACTTAAATGAGGATGAGTATGCCTGATTACAAATATAATGAAGACAAGTACCTATCAGATATTCAAAAGTATTTGGATGGTACTTACGGTGAGCACTATGTTGCAAAGGATATCCAGGTAATTGATATCTGGGAGTCGCTTGATAGTCTTGAAACTACAGCAAGAGATACTGCTGTCAAGTATCTTTGCCGGTATGGCAAGAAGGGTGGCAAGAATAGAAAAGATCTACTGAAAGCTATCCACTATATCATTCTCATGATGTATGCTGTAGATAAAGCTAGTGCTGAACATAACTATGTCCCATCTGAGGATGCGCTGGATGAGATATTAAAGAAGAAGAGTGGTATTATATTAAAGAGTAACCCAGTAGGAATGTTGAATGTTAGTGAGGAAACCTATACAACAAGAGGATCCTTTGGTACGTTACATACACATAAAACTTTAGAAGACGCATATGACGAGGTAGAAAGACATGATTCATATACTAGGAACCAATAGTCACTCAACGCTGACCAATGTTCAGCCTGGGGACTCTCAACCAAATGCAATAGATCTTAGACTTGATAAAGTCTATCGCATGAAGCATAATGAGTTTATTATTGATAACGAGAATAAGACTCATAGAGGTACTGTAGAGGAAACACCAACATCGGATGGTTGGTATATTCTTCCAGAGGGTACATATGAAGTAGTAATGGAGAACATAGTTCGAATAGGACCTGATGAAGCTGGTTGGGTCATTACTCGTTCTACATTAAACCGTAATGGTGTATTCATTACATCTGGTTTATATGATTCGGGCTATCATGGTGTAATGGCAGGTGCATTGCATGTAACTGGTGGTCCAGTAAGAATTAAGAAGGGGACTCGTATAGCGCAGTTCTTACTTTTTAAAGCAGAAGCACTTTCTGGATATAATGGCTCATACGGTTTAGGTAGTGAGCATGACAAAAAATACAAATAAGGAGTTTTATAATGGCTGAAGGTTTTAAATTACAGGTCAGTATTGAAGAGCTACAGAAACGTAAGCTGTTCTTAGCTGTTCCTATGTACGGTGGTCAGTGTGCTGGTATGTTTACCAGATCTGTTGCTGACCTATCTGCTGTGTGTACTAAGCACGGTATTCCACTCCAATTGTTCTTTCTATTCAATGAGTCATTAATCACACGTGCTCGTAACTATTGCGTTGATGAGTTCATGCGCTCTGGTGCAACTCACTTGATGTTTATTGATAGTGACATTGGTTTCAATCCACAAGACGTCATCGCTATGCTTGCAATGCAAGATGATGAGAGCCCGTATGATGTTATCGGTGGTCCGTATCCTAAGAAGTGTATCTCTTGGGAAAAGATTAAGCAAGCTGTTGATAAGGGTATGGCTGATGAAAATCCAAACAACTTGGAAAAGTATGTTGGTGACTATGTGTTCAATCCTAAGACGACACAACGTGAGATCCCTCTCAACCAACCAATCGAAGTGTTAGAGATTGGTACAGGCTTCATGATGATTCGTCGTAAGACATTTGAGGATTATCAAAAAGCATTCCCACATCAGTGGTACAAACCAGATCACGTACGTACAGAGCACTTTGATGGTACTCGCGAGATCATGGCTTACTTCGATTGTATTATCGATCCAGAGTCAAAGCGCTACTTGTCTGAGGATTATATGTTCTGCTACAATGTACAGAAGATGGGTGGTAAAGTATTCTTCTGTCCATGGATGCAGTTACAGCACGTAGGTAGTTACGTGTTCGGTGGTTCACTTGCTGACTTAGCTTCTATCGGAGCATCAGCAACTGCAGACTCTAATCAACTGAAACATAAAAAGAAGAAGTAACCTAAGGGATCTATATTATGAAACTAAGTGCAAGAACAATTCAGATTTTGAAGAGCTTTGCTCAGATTAATCCTTCCTTGATCTTCACACCTGGTAATGAGTTAAAGACAATATCCCCTATGAAAACAATGGTAGCTAATGCTACCATCGCAGAAACCATATCGCAGCAGTTTGCGATATGGGATCTGTCAAAGTTCTTAGGTGTGTTATCTCTATTCGAAGATCCAGATTTGGAAATCAATGATAAGTTCGTTACAATTACTAGTGGTAAATCTAAACTAGATTATGTTTATTGTTTACCAGATATGATTGTTCAACCTCCAAAGAAAATGGCTGACCTACCGCTTGATAGTGTTGAGAAGCTATTACCATCCTCATCACTGCAGTCGTTAATGAAAGCTGTTGGTGTATTACAATTACCTGATATTGCCTTTGTTGGTAAAGATGGTAAATTCAGTATTGAAGCGTTAGATACAAAACCAAAGAACCCAAATGATAGTACCCTCAGTAACAGCTTTGCAATTACTGTTGGTGAAACTATCAAGACTTTCAAAATGATTGTTAAAGCAGAGAGTCTTAAAATCATGAATGAAGAGTACAAGCTGAAAATATCTCCAGGTGGCATTTGCCATTTCAAAGGTTCTGATGTAGAATACTGGGTAGCTTGTGAAGATAATTCTACTTTTACTGGGTGATTAAATGATTCGTGATGATTTCCTTTGGGTCGAGAAGTATAGACCCAGGACTGTGGCCGATACTATCCTTCCGGATAGTCTCAAAAAGACCTTTCAACAATTTGTCGATCAAGGCAATATCCCTAACCTACTATTGACTGGCCGTGCAGGTGTTGGTAAAACAACTATTGCACGTGCCATGCTCGATCAGCTTGGTTGTGATTATACTATAGTCAATGGTTCTATGAGTGGTAACATTGACACTCTTCGTAATGAGATACGAGAGTTTGCATCCACTATTTCCTTTTCTGGAGGTCGTAAATATGTTATCCTGGATGAAGCTGACTATCTTAATCCTAACAGTACTCAACCTGCTCTTCGCAACTTTATGGAAGAA